AGACGGTATTGATTATGAAGCAGAAATCGAAAAGAGATTTGGCAACAAGCCAGATTTATTGTCTGCTAAAGAAGTAAATAAAATGGCTACTGCTAAACCTACTGTTGATACAACTCCTGTATTGAAGCCAACAGTTACTGGCGACTCTATAAAAAATGATGTAAAACTTGCCAGTACAGATCCAGAGGCATTTGAAGAGAAGAGAAAAACTTCTGATGTATTTGCGGATGGTGGTAAGCATGCAGAGGCAGTAGCAAAAACCGAAGAAAGAAAAGCACAGGAAAAGAAAGAACAAGAAGTAGTAGAAACTGCCAAGGAAGAACTCGATAAAAAACCTGACTCAGAGGTAAAAGAAGACCTTGAGCAAGCTATAGAAGAAACAGAAAGCCCAGAAGTAGAAAGTAAATTCAAATCTATTTGGCAGGCATGGCTTGATAAAGATATTTCTAAATCTGATAGAAACTACCTTATTATTGATGCTTTAGCTACTTTTGCTAATAATGCTGGAAGAAATCTTAGAAATATTGGTGCTCAATTTACTGGTGGTACTATTGATAATTCTCATGATACTTCTATTTGGGAACAGCAAAATAAAGCAAAAGCAGAAGAAATGGCTAAACTTGGTACAAGAGCTGGACAGCAGGAATATACTTCTAAAGATTTAGCAAATGAAGCCGCTGCTTTATCTAATGAATATCAGAAGATGATAAATGAAATTACTCCTGAAAAACTTCAACTTGATATGGAAGCTGCTAAACAGGAACTTGTATCTAGGGGCTTGGCAAATGAATACCAGGCTATCGTCAATTCGAGAACACCAGAACAGCTTGATAAGAACATTGAAAGTATGGTTCAAAAGATTGAAGCAAATGATGTAAATCTTCAGAATATGAAATATAGTCAGGCTTATGTCAACTACGTCAACAGTCACTTCAAATTTTTGCCAGAATTTATCAGACAGCATATGATAGCTAAACTAGCACAGAAAGGTGTAGGAGATATAGGTGAGACCGCAGGATCTATTATTGGTACTGCTGGTAAAACTTTCCTTGGTAAATAAGGAGAAATAATAATGCAGTTTGGAAATCAAGAGATAATTACAAGAGAGTCGATGCCGAGCTATGGTGCCGCAGACCAGCCTGAACATCTTTTTCAAGCATATCAAGATGTGTTAGCAAGAAGATTACAGACTATGCAACCAATGAATACTCAAGTTCAAGCTGCAAATGTTGGTAGCCAGGAAGCATCGCCAAATCAGTGGGATTAGAAGATATGAAAAAAGAAAGAAAGTATTTGAACGATATAAACGAGTATGTAAACAAAAATGGTGCTTGGAAAAGTAAAGCTCTCCGTAATTTGAGAGTTTATGAATACACGCCATCTCTTTCTTTACAAAATCTCTCAGATGACGAAGTTGTTGGTTATTTCCAAGGTTCTATTTGGAATGAGGAAGACACAACTTCTATTATACAAGAAAACATTGTAAGAAGTACAATTGATACATTAGTATCTAAAATCGCCTCTCAGAAAGTTAGACCATTTATAAATACAGTAAATGGCTCTTTCAAAGATATGCAGGTTGTAAAATCTGCTCAAACTTTCTTTGACTCTTTCTTTGAGGAAAATGATGTAAATAAACAAGTTTCTTTAGCATTCAGAGATGCTTGTATTTTCGATAGAGGATATGTATTTGTAGATAAGGTAAATAAAAGAATTATAAGAGCACTTCCTTGGCAGGTATTTATTGACTCTAAGGAAAAATCTTATGACAAAGTTACAAAAGTTGTTTACCAGCAGAAACATTTCCCAACTTCTTTATTGAATGTAGATACAAGATTGAATGAGGTAACTTATATTCAATTGTGGGATATAAAAGCCCACAAACATGTCATCTATATTCAGGAATTAGACTTATACAAAGAGGAAGAATATCTTGCTGATGTTATTCCTTTTGTTACAATAAATTATTCTAATCCAGTAAAAGGCAACTCTTCTTCTTGCGTAGTTGACCTATTATATGGTATTCAAAAAGAAGTAGACCAATTAGTTGCAAAAATAAAAGATGCTTCCCAATTGGCTTCACCTCTCAAATATTTTGTTCCACAACAGAGTAACATAAAAGTAGAAAAGTTGTCAAACAGAGTAGGTGAGGTTATTACTTATAATCTTCCACCAAACTACAATGGAAATCCAGTTACAGTTGCTACTGAGCCATTTATGGATCCAGAGTGGATGAAAACATTGGAACAGTTCAAACAACATGCTTACGAACTTGTTGGTATTTCTCAATTATCTGCTATGTCTCAGAAACCAAAGGGATTGGATTCCGGAGTTGCTTTGTCAACAATGGAAGACATAGAAAGTGATAGATTTGAGACCCAACTCAATTCAGTTATAAGAAGTTATGTAGAATTGGCAAAAGTCTGCATAAAAGTATTTGACGGAAGTATTTTACCTCCAAACAAATTGAGAGCTTCTAATGTTACTTGGGACGATATCGTAGCAATGCAGGATAATATGACTATTCAATTCTCTGCCGCTGAAAACTTATCAAAAGACCCAAGTATGAAATTACAGCAATTACAAGCATTAGTTGCAGCTGGTGTAATTCCTCAGTCAAGAGTTGCTCAACTTATGGAAATACCAGATTTACAGCAAGGTTATTCTTTTGCTAATAATGCTATAAATGCAGTAATGGCAGTAATTGACGACTGTATTGAAAGGGATAATTATGAGATTCCATTCTACATTCCAATTGATATGTTACAGGAAGAGATTGTAAATACTTGTCTTTCTTTGAAAGGTGCCAACTCAATAGAAAACAATGCAGACATCAATAAGTTGATGCAATTATTTGCAGTTGCAGAAAAGATGAAAATCAATTCTCAGACTTCTGCTGAAATGGCTGCTTCCCAAGGATTGCAGAACGAAATTGCAGCTGATTTACAAAATCCTAATGGAGTAATAAATACTCAGGTAAATAATCAGCTTATGCAATTACAGATGGCTCAAATGCAAGGACAGGCATTGCAAGGTGCATAAAAATCTAATAATAATAGATACAAATTTGGCATAGCATTAGTAATTGTGAAGCAGTGAAAGTGCTTTGACGGTTTTATCGAAAAATAAAACTAAAGACCCACTTATCGGTCAGTAGGTAAGAAAAGGAAAATTTATGGCTATAACATCTGAAGTTGCCATCAAAAACATACTCAAAGTATGGTACAAAGACGGTGTTGAGAACCTTTTATGGAGAAACTCTCCAGTTCTCAAGAAAGTAGAAAAAACAAAGGTAGAGGGTAAAGAACAGGCTTTCGCTGCTATTTATTCTCGTGGTGGTGCAGTTGCTGCTGACTTCTTAGTAGCAGAAAAGAAAGCATCTCAGAACGTAAAGAACGCTGAGTTCAAAGTAACTCCAGGTCAGCTCTTCTCTGTATTTGCTTACAATGCTAAGGAAGTTCAGGCTTCTCTTTCAAGACGTGGTGCTTATATGAAGATTGCAGGAAACAAAGCTTTCGCTGCTACAGAAGCATTGAGAAAGACTTTAGCTGCTGCTCTTTATGGTAGAGGTTATGGTGAACTTGGTGTTTACCCAGATGTAGGAACTGTATTTACAACTGCTGCTGCAAAAATTACTCTTGCAGAAGATGCAATTGGTAAAATTGATATCGGTTCTGAAATCGAATTCAAAACAGCTCTCAATGGTTCAGCTGTAATGAAAGCAACTGTAGATGGTATCGATGACAACAAAGTAACAATTACTCCAGCTGCTGGTTATACAACTGTTGGTGGTGAATATATTGTACTTGCAGGTTCAACAGATGCTTCTGGTAACCCAATGATGCCAATGGGACTTGATGGTTGGCTTCCAATCGTAAATGGTCGTGCAGATGGTCAGTCTGACACTAAATGGTCTTCATATATTGGAACTCCATTCTACAATGTAACACGTTCTGTTGCTCCAGACCGCTTAGCTGGTCAATTCTATATGCAGCCTTATGTAGATGGAAAAGAAAAGAAAGCTGATGCTGTTACTGCTCTTTTGAAGAAATGTCGTAGAGCTGGTGGTAATCCAGATATGATTATCATGAACGATGAAGACTGGTACGAATTAGCAAAAGATATCGAGACAACAAACACACTCTTTACTCAGACTTCTGAAAAGGGTAAGAAGAAAGCAACTATGGGATTCTCTGATTTCGCAGCTGCATTCTCAACAAACTGGATTGACAATGTATACGACGATCCATATTGTCCTCGCGGAAAGTTCTATATTTTGGACTCAGCTTATGTAGAATACTTTGTATATACAAACGCTGAAAAAGTAAATGATGGTGTTGCTGACAATGAACCAGGTAAGCCAGATCCAATGAGTGCTGACGATGCCGGAAAAGAAGATGCTTCATATAAGCTTTTGATTGATGATTTCCTTACTGTAGAACCTGGTACTGCTACTAGTGATGGTCCTGCTGTACGTGCTACAATGAACTTCTTTGGTTCTCTTGCAATTACTAACCCATCTGTATGTGGTGTTGGTATTTTTGCTACTCAGACTCCTCAGAATATTCTTGGTTGGGCATAAGCAATAAATAATCAATTCTAATCTCCTTATAAAGGCTACCCTTTTACAGGTAGCCTTTTTTTATTGTAAATCTAATAATAATATAAAAGGAGAAAATGCAATGAGCTTTTTTGAACCAAATCTTATAATTGTTGACAATCAGACTAGAATCATAAATGGAGAGATTGTAAAACTCTCTATAAATGGTAAAAACGTTCCATTGGCCAGTTCTGTTACTCCAGCCGCTTCTACTTTGTATGCTGGAACTTTTACAAATGTTGCAGATGAAACAGATACCATTTCTGTTTATGCAGATGCAGAGACAGCTGCAGCTATTACACAGGTTTATATAGTTGGCCAGGATTCTCTTGTTGCAATTGATGTTGTAAAAACAGAAGACAACGAATTTACCTACCTTGATGCTGTTTATGCATTTACATTAGGATAATAAAATATGTTTTTTGGATTGCTAAACGGAAAAAACTTTACTGGAACTACTGGTAATGAAGCAAAAATTATGAATAGGGCCGATAAGGACAAAGAAGTGGTTATCAATAATCCTACCTCTTTCAGAACTTACCAAAATGTCGGCCAAGGTTCTCTTTCAGAAGACGATATAGATGTTGGTCTTACTTCTGGAAGAGCAGCTGAAATGCCATCTACTGCTATAAAGACTGCCCGATATGACCCAAAAGATGATTCTTTGAATATTACTTATAGAAATGGAAATGGAAAAGAATACAAATTCAAAGCAGGTGGAAAAGAGGGTTTAGCAGAATGGATAAATGCTCCTTCAAAAGGACAAATAACACAGGAGTGGAGAGAAACTCACAGATATCCTGGATACTAATAATGGAGAAATACTATGCCTAACCAAAAAGCAGAAAAAATAGAACTCAAATTGCCACCATTTTTATCATTGTCTCATGGTGAATTTACTATTGATGACACAATGAGCAAGTTGGAAGAAAATAATGCGCCTTTCATCAATGAAAGATTGCAGCCACTTTATAAAAGAGAAATTACTGAAACTAAGCCTGTAATTTATGACAAAGATGGAAATCAATACAAGATTGAAAACAGTTTCTTTACAAAGAATGGCGTAAACCTTTTCAGAGTTGCCTCAAAAAAGTTTGTAAGAGAAGATGTTTCTGACACTTTCTCCGGCTATCTTTCTTATGATATCGACGAGAATGACAAAGTTGTATATTCTACTTTTGACTACTCAACAAACAGAGTTACAATTCACTTAGATGGAAGCGATGTTCAATCCGCTCCTTTATTCAATGAAGGTACAGTAATTGAGGCAAGAACTAAGATTATAGACAATATTCCTTATACCGTTGTTGTTTACAAAGACGAGGGCAACAACTTGATGTTTATGCTTTATAATGGTAGTTTCCAATACAAATCAATTACCTGGAAAGCTTCTCGAATAAGAAGAGGAAGCGGAGATACTTATAGCACTTTTACCGTTACAGATATAAATCAAGAATATCCTCTTATACAGATTGCCAAAGTTTATGACGGTGTAATTGGTATTTCTTTTGTAAATGAATACAGTTCTGTAATGACAAGTTATGAAGTTGCCTACTCTACTTGGTTTTTATACAATGGTACTTTATATGAATTAGGTAACAGCCTTATTCCTTCAAATACAACAATTCCTAAGCAGGTTACTACAACTACTCAAGTTTACTTCCACACTCATGTTACAAGAAACTCTACCGTTGCAAGAGGTGATTGTATTTTAGTCAACAATAAATGGCGGGATTATACTGGACAAGTTGTAGGCGAAGAATTAGATTTCCCAGAAGGTTATGTTCCTGCATTGACTGGTTCAGTTACTATTGAGGGTACAACTTATACTACAGGTACTTGGCGTAGATATGATGCAATATCTGCAATCCAATGTGTTACCAATGATGACACTATAAATTATACTTTCAAAGTAAATGGTACGGCAGCTCCTTCTGAAACACCAAATCAAGTTGTATTAGTAAATTCTAATTATTTCAATGTAGAATACTCAAAAATTGAGAAGATGGAAATTGTATGGCAGAATATAACTACTGAAATACCAATTTCATATTTGGAAAGAAATTACCTCATCGAAAGAACATCAACAACTTTACAGACCGTTTCTTATTTAGCATATCCTAATGTTGTTTTAGACAATGGAAATATGTATACAATGTTTAGATTCGTATCGGCAACATCTTCCTGGGCAAACTCACTATCTGCTGGAAACTATATCGTAGAGTCTGGAAGAGTAAGTAACATATCTTTGAGCAATTCCATATTGACTTATACAATTACTTCTTTAGAGGAAGTTGCTATAACTTCAAATTACAACAATGTAAGAAGCAACAGTTATTCCGTTGGTCAAAACTTTTTCCAGTCTACTGTAAAACTAAACAACTCAGCTTCTCCTACTCCAGAAGCATTGCAGGCTGGTACAGCTACTGACGAAGCAAAGAATGCTCAAAGATTTTTGGAATATACAAACAGTAACTGTTATGATTTGTCTTATTTCCCAGGAACTAACAGGCTATCAGACAGAAACTATTATGATACTTCAAACAATATTGGACCTGGCGAAGATTTGGCAGTATTTACCTCTATCGGAGGAAGAAGCCAATTAGGCAACAGTCCTTTCAATGTTCTTTATAATACTTTCATTTCTGGTATTTCAACAATACAAGGTATTTCTTATTCTGAATTCAACGAAGAAATGGGAACTCTTTTGACTGAATGGCAATCTGTAGACGGCGACTCTTATATTGCTGCAAATAGTCATTCTGTAATTTATAGGGATAAAAACAACAAGATTTGGAAAATCTCAATTGTAGAAGCCGAACCAGAATTGATGACTGTTTTCGATGATACTTTCATTCTTATAAATACAACTTCTTTCTGGAATTCTTTCGATACAAAGTCTGGTAAAAAATTCCATTATGCCACTGATTATAATGACAGAGCAGTTGCAGGTGAAAAAACTGTTCCAGCCGATTTGACTCCTTATAAAGATGCTTATGTAAGAATGAGAATTTCTGCAATAAATGCCGCTTTCAGAAGTATTCCAAGATACCAAGTTGCTTCTGAAATATTGAGAGTAAACACAGTTTTGAGATGTAGCACAAACTTCCAGTCTTATAATTGCGAATGTCCAGAAGACAGAGATACTCAGGGTATTGATGTATACTTCTCAGATAGAGGAAACTCAACATTGCCAAGGTATAGATTTACCATTTACCCTTATGGATATGGTAACACGGATGTAGTGTCTAAAAACTCAGACTTGATTGGAACTTCTTATGTTTCAAATGACAATGTATTGATTTCTCCAAATATATTTACCAAGTTTATAAATGGTGCAGGTAACAATGATATGGTAAAAGAGGGATGGACAAACTACGCCCTCACTTATTACCAGGATAGACCATTCTTCTTATACTCAACGGGAACAGAATTGGATGAAGTACAACATTTCTTCGTTATTCAAGGACAGTTCTATGCAATAATCCATGACAAGATTTACTCGGTAATTTATACAAACGGTGTAATTACAGAATTGGAAGCAATTGTAGATGTTAGAGATTTTGTATTCATTGGTAATACTCCATCAATTGCATTCTTCTGGTCACCATCTTATAGAGCATTCTATAGTTTCACCGGTGATGCCAATTTGGAGTTTTTGTTCCCAGGAAATAAATTCTCTGAGATAGAAGAAGACCATTGTTTCTATGATGAAGCAACTCAGACAATTTATGCTTCTACAGATAGAGGATTGTTGGTATTTGGGCCAAAGAATACCTATCTTTTATATGATATTACAGGCGTAAAAAATATCCAATTTACAAATGATCATTTGACTCATATAATTACTAATGGTAAGATTTATGACTTCTGCTTTTATCCAAGAGCGGGATTTGTTTCAAATAATGTAAAATTAGAAACTGAATTTATGGGAGTTGGTAATACTACTTCTACAACAATTGACAGATGGTCTATTACTATTCAGACTGAAGATATTACAAAGGAAAGCTGGATAAAAGTAGGAGTAAGAAGTATCACCGATGTAACTGTAAAAAGTGAAGAAAAGACTATCCAGGTCAAACCAAGTGATTGGGATAAATGGTCAAAATGTGTTTTGATAAACTATAATCCACAACTTATCAAGGGACAAGGCTTGAGATTGTACCTTGAAACTCCTGATAGTGTTTGTCACATTGTTGGTCATGTTCAAAATAATGGAGGCACGACATTGTCGAGAAGAACATGCTAATATAAAATCCTCTACATAATGTAGAGGATTTTTACTTATTAGTACCAAACTCGTTTTCCGTCAACAAGTTTCCAATGTTTTCCTTTTGTAGCTGCAGACATCTTTCTCTTTGTTTCTTCTGTCATTGGGTGACCTTTATGAGGATGAGGTTTATTCATACGACTTTCTGATATTTTCTTCTTAGCTTCTTCAGAAAGATGTTTTCCTTTTATCCAAGGAATTTGACCTTTATTAGCTTCAGATATTTTCTTTTTGGTTTCCTCAGAGTGGTGTTTGCCATAAAAACTATTGAGCTCTCCAGTTTTTCCTTTCCAGTGCAAACTATTATGTTCTTTTGTTGTTATAAATATAAGTTCCTCTGGTGGCCTATCATAGTACACACCCAATGCAATAAGTTCTTCTCTTGTAAGATCTACAAGACGCCTTTCCCCATCAGAAGTGTGAGTTTCTAACCTGTGGTGACATTCCCATACTTGAGTCGTATCTGCTATAGCTTTTTCATAATTTTCGATTAGTTCTGGATGAGTACAATATGTCAATTTACAACATGTACCATCTTTTTTCAATTTGAATTTATTTTCGTTTATCATTTGATTATCTCCACTTCTCCCATTGGGCTAATCTTCGCTACTGCAAAGAATTTGTTGTTGTTACCACTTATACCGTAAAGGATATTATTTTGAATATCTGTAGCCAAATACCAAATATTCCTTACCTTTTTATCCACGATATGTTTTTGTATCATTTCTCGTATTACTTCATTTTGCATCATTATTCTAAATCCTCCAAAATCATCTGATATACTTCTAAACCAACTGTATCGATACAGTACTGTCTTATCAATGCGCATTCTTCATTAGAAAGAAGGTCTAAAAAGTAATTTGCTGCTATATCAACAAGATTGTAGCAATCTCTCAAATCTTCGTTTGAAACTCCAGGAATTTCTTCTTCATCTGAATAATTAGTATCATCGAAAAAACCACGTAATCCAGCGCATAAAGCAACTAATGCAGGTCCTAAGTTTTCTTTACTTACAACCAACTCAAATTCATAGGTATTGTTTAGCTTTTTAGCATATGTTCCATCCGGAGCATTCCAATCAACATCTGAACTATATTCTATTGATTTTATTTTTATTTGAACCGGTGCTGCAATTGCTTCAATTTTTGCTTCTGCTTCAGAAATTTTCTGGTCAATAACCTCTGTTGACTCGCCTTTTAGAGTTAGATTTGCTTTTTTATCTAAAAGATTGTAATAGTAAATCTTTTCCATACGTTTTGAAATTTCAGCTTCTCTTTTGTAACTTTCATTCAAGTCATCAACATATGAATAAAAAGTACTAAAAAGATTTTCATTTCTGATGTTTTCATTAGCTACAACTGAGCTAACCATTGCAAATAATAATACGATTGTAACGATAAATTTTTTCATTCTCTAACTCCTTAGATATTTATTATAATAACAATATAAAAGACTTTACCTAAAAGTTCAGTGATTTATATTTTTTCTTATTTAGATTATACTTTTTATCTTTTATTTGTTCAATTATTATATGTATATTATAGATAAAAAGTATAAAAAAGTTGCAATTATTTTCTTACTTATATTAGTAAGGTCCATATAATAAAAA